AGTACCCCTGCCGGATGACCAGAAGCCCAAAGATCCGGTGACTGAGAACATGAACGCACTCAAGGGTGTGCCGCTAAAAGCCTTTATCTATCAGGATCATCAAGCGCATATCACAACGCATATGTCGTTTATACAAGATCCCAAGATTGCACAGATGGTTGGGCAAAGTCCTATGGGTCAGCAGATGCAAGCTGCGATGATGGCGCACGTTGCCGAGCACTTAGGGTTCCAGTACCGTCAAGAGATTGAACAGCGTGTGGGTGCACCATTGCCTGGGCCGGAGCAAGATATATCTGAAGCTGAAGAATTAGCTATGGCTAAGTACGTAGCAGAAGCAGCTCAACAAGTTCTACAGATCCATCAAGCTCAAGCTGCACAGCAACAGTCTCAACAGATGGCAGCAGATCCGCTGGTTCAGATGCAGCAACAAGAGCTTCAAATCAAAGGTATGGAGCAGCAACGCAAAGCTGCTAAGGATCAAGCTGACGTTGCGCTGGCTCAGGGTAGGCTACAGAACGAGCGTGAGCGGATCGCTCTTGAGGCTCAGAAGGAAAACATCCGACTGCAAAGCCAAGATAAGCGTGAGGATAAAAAGATCCAAGCTGACATCCTTAAATCTGTGATGAAACGAGGTGGTTAATGACTCATGAGCGGCAAATGCTAGATCACTTATTTAACAAACTCAAAGAACGAGAGCGGGAAGTAAGTGACGCAATGGCTGAAGGGAACTGTAAAGACTTTGCTGAATATAGAAATTTGTGCGGCGTAATCCAAGGTCTGCGCCGTGCAAGGATGGAAGTACAAGACCTTGTGCAACGATATGAGGAATTTGAAAATGACTGATGCAGCTCAAGCTGTAATTGAAGATGTTCAGCTAAAAGCCAAGCAATTGCCGATTGTTAAAGGGTACAAGATTCTTTGCACCTTACCTAACATCGAAAATAAGTTTGATAGTGGGATTATTAAGGCAGACGCTACCGTCAAGTTTGAAGAGTTACTGAGTAACGTGCTCTTCGTTGTAGCACTTGGTGATATGGCGTATGCCGATCAGAACCGATTCCCCACGGGACCGTGGTGTAAACCAGGGGATTTCATTATTACCCGTGCCAACACCGGCACTCGCATCAAGATTCACGACCGCGAGTTTCGGATTATTAACGATGATTCCGTTGAAGCTGTGGTGGAAGACCCCCGTGGCATTCAACGTGCGTGAGGTGATATATGGCAGATTTTGAAAAGGTAGAGTATAAATTTCCAGACGAACGTGAGCCTGAAAAGAAGGCCAAAGACGACGTTGAGTTTGAGATTGAAGTCGTTGACGACACGCCCCCGCAGGATAAAGGGCGTAAACCGCTTGAAGAGCCTGTCAATGAAGTAACTGATGACGAGCTTTCTAAATACGACGAAGGTGTTCAGAAGCGAATTAAGAAGTTGTCGCATGGATACCACGACGAACGTCGTGCTAAAGAGGCAGCTTTACGGGAACGTGAAGAGGCGTTGAAGTTTGCCCAACAGATTATTGAAGAGAATAAACGACTTCAAAAAAATCTAGGGACTAACGAAACTCTTTTGGTTGGTTCTGTTAAACAGGCTGTAGAGCTTGAATTAGATAAAGCTCGCAAGAAATATAAAGAAGCCTATGATGCTGGCGATGCAGATCAAATTGTTGCGGCTCAGGAAGAATTAACCGCAGCGAAATTAAAGCTTGACAGGGTTAGTAATTTTAAACCCACCCCTTTACAAGAACGTGAAGTTCCTGTAAATATGCAACCACAACTCGCCCCAGCGCCTCAAGTAGATTCTAAAGCACTTGCGTGGCAACGCCAAAATCAGTGGTTTGGAACCGATGAGGAAATGACCAGCTTTGCTCTGGGGCTGCATGAGAAATTGGTCAAAAATGGAGTTGATCCGACTTCAGATGATTATTATGAACGGCTCAACGGTAGATTACGGCAGGTATTCCCCGAAAACTTTTCTGATGGTGTAGAGAAGCAGGAGGAAAAACCGAAACGGACGAGCAGTAATGTTGTAGCCCCGGCTAGCAGAAACGTTGCACCTAAGAAAATCACGTTGACGCAAACTCAGGTTGCACTAGCTAAGAAGTTACGTATCCCTCTTGAAGCATATGCCCGAAAAGTGGCGGAAGGAATGACAAATGGCTGATACTAAAACAGTTGAAAATCGCTTAAACCGCGAATTAGGTACACGCGCTAAAGATGAGCGTCCTCGTAGCTGGGCACCGCCCACGCTGCTGCCTGACCCTACACCTGAAGCTGGGTATACCTATCGCTGGATTCGTGTCAGTACGCTGGGTCAAGCCGACCCACGCAATGTGTCATCCAAAATCCGTGAAGGTTGGGAGCCTGTTCGCGCAGAAGACCATCCCGAAATCTCGATGTATCTTGATAATGACAATGCTCGTTTTAAAGATAATGTCGTGGTGGGTGGGTTGTTACTGTGCAAAACGCCAACAGAAATGGTTGATCAACGGAATGCTTATTATCAACAGCAAGCCGAAGCTCAAATCCGATCTGTTGACAATCACTTCATGCGCGAGAATGATCCAAGGATGCCTCTGTTTTCAGAGCGCAAAACCACGGTTTCATTCGGACGTAGTAATCAACAATCGTAGGAGTTAATCCAAAATGGCTTACCCGACTATCGACAGACCTTATGGTCTAAAGCCGGTCAATTTGATCGGTGGTCAGGTGTTTGCTGGAGCAACTCGTCAATTAGTCATTGCAAATACAACTGGTACAGGCTACAACACCAATATTTTCTATGGCGATATTGTCAAAATTGTTTCAGATGGCACCATTGAGAAAGACACGGGCACCTCTACTGCTACACCTGTAGGTGTATTTTTAGGGTGTCAGTATGTTAACGCATCAACAAAACAGCCTGTTTGGTCGCAGTATTACCCTGCCAGCCTGTCAGTTGTAAGCGGATCGACGATTTATGCTTATGTTGCTGATGATCCTGACCAGCTCTTTAAAGCTGTTTTGGTCGCTGGCACAACGGCAAATGACACAACTTCTGGTCTATCTGTGGCTTTCTTGGGCCGCACGATGATTGGTAGTAATGCTCAAATCGTGCAAAACACCACATATGACGGTACAAATAGTAACGCGCAATCTGGCGATTCCACCATTGGCATTTATAGTGCTGCTGGCGGTACGACCACTGCTACATTGCCAATTCGTATCATTGATGTGGTTCCTGATACTGCTAACTCTAGCGGCAATTTCTGTGAGTTTATTGTTAAGTTCAACGCACCGAACGTAACAGGACAGACAGTTGCTGGTGGACATCAGTATCTCAACCCAACTGGCGTGTAAGGAAGGGGAAATTAAATGGCTATTTCACGCGCACAACTACTGAAAGAGCTTCTCCCCGGCCTGAACGCATTGTTCGGTCTGGAGTATGCAAAGTATGGCGAAGAGCACAAGGAAATCTACGAAACAGAGACTTCCGAGCGTTCTTTCGAGGAAGAAACCAAGCTGTCAGGATTTAGCGCAGCCCCTGTCAAAAACGAGGGTTCTGCAATAAGTTATGACAACGCGCAGGAAGCTTGGACTGCTCGCTATACGCATGAAACTATTGCACTTGGATTCTCGATCACTGAAGAAGCGATTGAGGATAACTTGTACGACAGCTTGTCTGCTCGTTACACCAAGGCACTTGCTCGTGCGATGTACTACACCAAAGAGGTGAAGGCAGCAGCAGTTCTGAACAACGGCTTTAGCTCAAGCGTTACCTATGGTGACGGTCAGCCTTTGTTCTCGACTTCGCATCCGCTGGTTTCTGGTGGTGTTAACAGCAACCGCCCCGCAACTAACTCGGATCTCAACGAAACCTCGTTGGAAAATGCAGTGATTCAAATTGCTGCGTGGACTGATGAACGTGGGTTGCTGATCGCTGCAAAGCCCCGCAAGTTGGTCGTTCCTCCAAACCTCATGTTTACGGCAACTCGTTTGCTGCAAACCGAGCTTCGTGTGGCTACGGCTGACAACGACGTTAACGCACTGAAGATGATGGGTTCCATCCCCGAAGGCTATACGGTCAACCACTATTTGACCGATACCAACGCATGGTTCCTGACGACTGATGTGCCTAACGGCCTGAAGCATTTTGTTCGCACACCGATGCAGAACTCAATGGATGGCGATTTCGATACCGGAAACGTCCGCTATAAAGCTCGTGAGCGTTACAGCTTCGGCGTAAGCGATCCTTTAGGTATCTTCGGTTCGCCCGGAGCCTAATAAAATCAAGTAGTTATATTGATTTGGAAGAGCCACCGCAAGGTGGCTTTTCTTTTTGTAGGGTATATGCTATTATTCTCTGTATCGTAATTAAGGAGAACAAATGGATACCACAACCCTACCCAAAACTCGTAAAGAAGCCCAAGACATTGGGGCAAAGTATTACTTCACAGGAGAACCCTGCAAGCATGGGCACATAGCTCCTCGTAAAACAAAAGGTGCTTGTGTTGAGTGTCTAAAGGTTGAATGGCAACAAGCAGCAGAAAAACGTGCAGACTATTTCCGAGAGTACAACAAATCAGAAGCGGGGCAGCAAGCTAAGCGCAAGTATTACGAAGCAAATAAAGAAAATGTCATTGCGCGGGCACAGGCAAGACCAGATGAGGATAAGCGTAGATATAAAAAAACTCATAAGGTGAACAACCCCGACATGTATAAAGAAATGACTAGCCTACGTCGTAGGAGATTTAGGGATGCCACCCCCAAATGGTTGACCGAAAACCAAAAAATGGAAATACGGCTTAAGTACAGGCTAGCTATTGAGCTTAGCCGCGCTACTGGTGAACGACATGCGGTAGACCATATCATCCCTCTTCACGGTGAAAGTGTTTGCGGACTTCATGTGCCTTGGAACTTGCAAGTTTTAACCCAAAAGGATAATTTGGCTAAATACAATCGATTGGTTGACACACCCCCCACAACCTGATACAACACTGATATTCCGGGGTTAGCCCGGTGTATTAGACAGTCCCGGCTGACAACATGCAGACTAATACACCGACATCGCATGTGAGGACAATATGGCTCGCACCACGTTCCAAGGACCGGTCCGCTCTCTTGGCGGTATTTATCAGCAGGGTCCGTCTACCATCGTAGAAATTACTTCTAGCACCACGCTGAATCCAGTAGATCACGGCGGTAGGATCATTTCTGTTGGTGGTTCGTTAGCAGCTAACGTTACGCTTACGCTGCCTACCATTAATACTTCGGCAAACGCTTCTTCGTCTGGCCCCGGTAATGACCCCAACACGGCTAATAACGAAGGTGTGGTTTACACCATTTGGGTTCCGACTACGATTTCTACTTCTTCGTTAAAGATCGGTACGGACGGCACAGATCGGTTTGTCGGTTCAGTGTTGTCTATTGATACTGATTCTTCGGGTGCGGCTGTTGGGTTTACTGCTGGCGCAAACGACGATTTCATTAACTTTAATGGCACAACCACAGGTGGTGTTGCAGGCACTTGGGTGCAGATTGTTGCAGTTGCCGCATTGAAGTACATGGTTACTGGAACAGTAAACGGTTCAGGTACAGTAGCTACACCGTTTGCAACGTCTTAATTAGAGGTGCACCATGCAATATGATGTATGGTCAGTCAAGATAAAGTCGAGTGCCAACTTTTATGTGACTTCGGTTACACCGAGTGGTGCTGGTGCACTTACGCTTGCTGCTACAACGCCGGGGATCAATGGGTACGGCTACAAAGTATCCATTACCGGCACGGGTAATGAAACGGGTAAAAACTTCACCATCACAGGCACAACCGTAGGTGGTGTGGTTGTTACTGAAGTGGTTGCTGGGCCAAACAACAATACGGTCTACAGCACTAACTACTTCGCTTCCGTTTCAAGTATCACAGTAAGTGCAGCGACCGCAGCGGCAATCACGGTTGGGTATGGTGGTGATCTAGCTTTACCGATGACTCGGATCAAAGGTTTGTATTACTTGGCAGGTGCTTCTGCGGGTACGATTGTTGTCACTCGCGCAAGTGATTCGACGTTGTTGCTTGAGATTGATACCCCAGCTTCAGCCACGCAGGTTAACAGCTTGTATATGGCAGCAGAAGGTATCCGTACAACGTACAAAACTAATGATCTTGCAACCGTGGCGGTTACAAATGTCACTGCGGTTACATTGATATGCGGGTGATGTCATGGCAAAAACCCCAGCTTGGCAGCGCAAAGAAGGCAAAAATCCTAAAGGTGGTCTGAACGCCAAGGGTCGAGCATCGTACAACGCTGCCAATCCGGGGAAGCCCGGACTCAAAGCCCCGCAGCCAGAGGGTGGCCCTCGTAAAAAATCGTTCTGTGCCAGAATGGAAGGCATGAAAAAGAAGCTTACGAGTTCTAAAACGGCCAACGACCCAAACAGCCGTATCAACAAATCCTTAAGGGCTTGGAAGTGCTGATATGACTCAAGATAAACACGAATTGGTAAAGAATGCCGCAGACATCGTGTCTGTGGTTGCCACAATCGGATCGTTTCTCCAAGTGATTACGCCTTTATTTGGTTTGATT